TCAAAATCTGGAAGTGCTGGATTGATATCAGACCACTTAGTGTATGGATTAGCAGTCATAGAAGTACAGTCCGCATTAGGAATTTCTTCTACAGTTGCCAAAGCCAACTCTTCAATGGTAAACGCAAGGTCTACACCATCAATAGAGTTAGAGATTACAATTCCGTCGTAGCCAATCATGAATTCAGTGAACTCTACACTGTTAGATGTGCAGGTTTCTGCTTCAGAGGATTTCATTGCACGGGATGCATTAGTAACGTCAGGTGTGGAAAGACCAGTACCCTGACAGAACAACTTCATGCCACCACCAGAGCCAGTAGACTCAATAATTGGGGTGTTGAAGCCGGAAGCTTCCCCAAACGTTTCAGCAACTTTAGAAGCGAATGGGTAAACGGTAGATGAACCAACGATGTTGATAGTGTTGGCACGATCTGCGACTGCGGCGGACGTGGCGATTAAACTCACGAACATTGCAATCATTACGTTAAATGCTCTCATCTTTTTCTCCTTTAAAGAACATTATTGTGGTTGTAACAGTGTGTGAATCATAATCACAATACCAACAGAAGCAGCAAGTCCAATCATCATCTTAAAGAAGTCCTTGCCCACAAGTGGGAAAACTGAACGGAACTTACGTTTTTGAGTAAAGCTTGCGATTGCTAATTCACGACCTGTTAACAGACCAATGAATACCCAAGTGGTAGACATTGGAATATCGTTCCACTCCTTAAATACCCAGAGGATCAAGAAGTAAAATAAGTCAATGATAGTTGCAGAACGCACATACCGGGTATTGTGTTTCTCCAATACGACGGTTTGAATACGTCCACCATTTTCTCTGAACATCCAGTAAAGACCAGATACAAAAATAACAGAGATTGCGAACATCATTTCAATCGGGACTTGACGTGGCAGGAACACCGCAATGTTTGCCATGTCGTGGCTGAGCCATGTATACCACAAGAATCCTGTAGTTACCCACTGAGCAACTACCCAATATTTTCGATGATTCTCCTTTACAGGATTAGACTCATCCAAGAGTTTACTAATAATAAACCAGATACCATAGGCAGAAACCGCAGCAATAGCATATCCCATAATCGACTTGACCAACATCTTTTCCAACACAAAGGTTGAAGCAAATGCAGATAAGACAAGGAAGGATGTAGACACAGGAACACCAAATCTAGTCAGCACAAGAAGTACTGCTGGAGCTAGTGCATGATACCACTGGATTTCTTGGAAAGGAATTTTGTTAAGTCAATCTAGTCAGTACAAGAAGTACTGCTGGAGCAAGTGCATGATACCACTGAATTTCTTGGAAGGGAATTTTGTTAAGTCGGCCATAGGAGATATCACCTCCATTTGAATACCAACCGAACCAGATAGTAAAAAGTAGGACTGCTGACGCTGCGGCCCACATAATCATACGGTTTGTTTTTTGATTTGAAGCAATCCATGTTCCGAGCGTCTGAACAGAATCGTTAGCGATTACTGAGTAGGATGCAAGTAGGAAACCTACAATCATCCAGATTGAAATATAGTCCATTTTTTAATTCCTTTTTGTAGGTTATTATACCTACGATGAAGGTGTTAGAGTTGGAGCGGGTAGACGGAATCGAACCGACATCATCTGCTTGGAAGGCAGAGGTAATAGCCTTTATACGATACCCGCATAGTTTTATTTAATAATCTTAGCAATCATATCTTCAAATTGTTCGACCTTCGCAGTGCGGTTAGGCCAATATATATAATCCTTCTCTGGATTGAGTTTAAGGTTAGAGAGTAGGGGTAGAATGGCATTGTAGAGTTTGTTTAGTTTGTCTTCATTGACTGTTGCTGATGCAGCAGCTTCTTCTGCGCTGGCAGCAGTCTTCTGAACAACTTCTAATTCTTTTTCGTCAACTGCGGTAAAACCGAAATCAAAAATATCTTCTGACATTATAGCACCTTTAGTATCTTGCGACCTTTTTTATCTTTTCTTAGATCACCATAGTAACCAATCTGAGTCATATAAAGTGTCTCATCTGTAATTGAATTGAGATTTTCTAAGATAGACTTCTTCTTTACTCTTGCTGGAATTTTAGTTGCAGCATTCAAAGATACTTCACCATAGATAATATCTGCTTTTTCAACTACCTCAATAAATTCTTTAAGAGAATACCTCTTCATACTAATTCCAGTGCCTGTGCTTGATTATAGAGACTGCGCATGTCAGTCTTTAATTTATCTTTGCTTAGATCAGTATTTATAGCATCAACATAGGTATCAAGTAACATAGCAGTATCTTCTACAACTAGTTTATCATCATCTACATCAGACAGAATATCATCAAAGTTTTCAGCAATCTTCAGTTCATGAATATTTTGGTCCTGAATTTTATCAATGAAATCTTCAAACATCTTTGGATTACTCTTGTTTACTACAACTACTTTAACAAACTTATCTGTTAAATCTTGAACACTAGTATACTCGTATTTTTCATCGTTGTAAACAATTTTTTTGAATAGAGTGTGTGGGTTCTGGATTGCAGTAATTTCATGGGTCTCTGTATCTAGAATATGAAAGTGCTTCTTATCACCAGCATCAGACCAGAAGAACTCTAGCTGAGTGCCAAGATAATGAATGTTATCAATACTAGACTTGGTATGATAGTGACCAGTCAAAACTTTCTTAAACCTTTTGAATGGAGATGGGTCCATGCCGTGTTCATTCTTGATACCACGCATCATATCAAACCCACTCAGTTCAAGGTGTGCGCCTAGCATATCAGCATCACAGGTGCGAACAAAGTTCATACTCTCTTCATAGTTACTCTTATTGATCCAAGGAAGCATAGCAAACTTGAGACTATCATATTGCATTACTTTTGGTTTTTCAATGATTGCAACTTCATTGATGAAGAACCCAAGTAGTTCTTTGAGAGAGTTTGGATTATTGGTATCTTTATAATAAACATCATGATTACCGGGAATAATATCCATTCTAATTCCCAGTTCTCGCATAGGTTCAAGAAAGTGTTTTCTATTGTGGTGTAGAGCTTTAATATTGATTGCTTTACGGTTGTCATAGTAGTCACCTAAATGAACAATCTGTTTAATATTGTGTTCCCGCATATAGGGGAAAAATACTTCATCATAAAATTTAGCGGCATTATCAAGAAAGATATCACCAGAGTTGCGAATGCCGCAATGGGTATCGTTCAGTAGAGCAATTTTCATATTATAAAAAGTCCGTTACATCAGAGTCGTTAGTTTTACGAATACGTTTTTTCGGTAATGTATTTTCCATAGTATCAAAATATTCGTCGTCTGTCAACTCATCATTTTCATTCATACGTCTTTTTGCTGTCTCAATCGCTGCATAGGCGACATACGCAGAACTAGCATCTTGATCAGGAGCAGCTTCAATCAAGTCTGAAGCAAAACTACTTTCAAAGTATGAGTCTTTAATCTCTTGCTGTTTCTTTTCTTTAGCAATACGACGCAAGAATGCATAGTAGGTAATCTGTGTAAAGTAGGCAAAGGCATTAGGTTTACCTGTGCGAGTTGCTGCTTCGATATTATAGTTACGAATAGCACGGAGGCAGTTTTCAATAGCATCCATAACCATCTCATCACGATATGAATATGAAATAAAGTTAGGTCTATGAGACAGACCTTCTGCAATCTGTTTGAACCCTAGAGCAATGTAGTTAGGAACAACAGGGACTGTTATGTTCTTCTCTTTACATTCATTACATTCTTTTACATATGAAAATACCGCTTCAGAAAATTCTTTATTATTAATATAGTTTTCGGATTTACGTTTCATTTGGGTGTAATACCTTTGGTTGATAATATAAAGAAGAGTATACTATAAAATATTATGTATGTCAAGTTATTTTTTTGCTTGACAACTTCTAAATCTTAGTATATAATAAGTTTACTTTTAGGGCCCGGGGAATATACCTTAATGTAGAGTCGGAGTATCTTCATCAGTCTCTACATGAATCTGTTCATACTCTTCTGTAGTGTCTTCTTTCTTATCTATAATACCTTCAACAAGCTGCCTTCTGTATTCAGCATAATTTTCACTAACAAAATCTTCAGCAGCAGAAACAGAAACAATAGAAGTCCCTGATAAGGTCATTACCTTAGAATAGTCAGCACCAAACATCCATTTAGTTAAGAACAAGGATTGCTTAATAGAATTATATCTAATTTCTAATGGGACTTCAATGATAAAATAACTATCATCTGTGCGAATAACTGTCGTAACAATCTCTTCCCCAGTAATTAGTTTGAATACACGGGGTCGATCATCTTCAAATGCTTCACCATAGTCTTCAAGTTCCGACATAACCATTATCCTTCAGTAACTGATACTAGTATCTTTTTAGCATACTATCTTTTTCACTCTCATCTATATATCCTCTTGCTAAGAGAAAGTTTATATGGTCAGTTACTTTTTCTCTAAGTTCTTTTTTGTTTACAGTTGTCAAAATGATACCTCGTCATAGCGTTTTTGCCACCAGTTTTTTGACAATAAGGGCAAGTCTTTACACCCCTTCCCCTTGCCATTTCACTCATTTTTCTCTTGGATTCGGCCGAATGCTTCTTACCCTTTTGAGCATCACTAATCTTTCTCTTAGTTTCCTCAGAAATCTTCCGACCCTTGAATGCATCACTTATTTTTCTTATATGCTCTTCAGACTTCGGCTTACCCTTGAGCGTATCACTCATTTTTCTCTTGGCTTCTTCTGAGTGTTTCTTACCCTTCCTAACTGCACTCATTTTTCTCTTGGTTTGTTCTGAAAGCTTTTTACCTTTCAGGGCTTTACTTATCTTTTTTCGGGTCTCAGAAGAGGGGTTGAACCCGCTCATACCTTCACCACCAGCAGTCATATTGTAGTGGGGGTTTAGTTCAGAGATATATCTGATTTCTGCTTCATTCAAGTCATCTTCACTATTGAATCCAGATTCTAACTCTGTTACAGTAAAGGACTCTGTGCCATACTTTCGTATTGCTCTATATAGATGAGTCTGGCTCTTTGCGTTAGCGTTATATATATGGCGTTGAAATCTTTCTTCAATAGTCTTTACGGTCTTGCCGATATAGATTTTACCGTTGACGGTATTAGTAATCTGATAAATATACATAGCTGGAAATCTCCGTATGTGTTTCTAGGGTAGGTGGGGATGGCGGTCCCGTGATCTACACTTCTATTTATACATATCTACATTTTGATTTCGTGTATCTCATAGTCAAATTGTTCCTTACGATATATCTTCATACGTTCAATCGCATGAATAAGAGTATAGTTCTTTTTCTGCCTATAGTGCATATCATCCATCAGGTCAAAGAGTACAGTAGTTCTACCGTCTTCAGACTTTCTAAGACCACGACCAATAGACTGCAATACTTTTACTTGTGACTTCGAAGGAGAAGCAAAGATAATATTATGCAAGTTTCTAATATTAACTCCTGTAGAAAATGTTCCTAAGCTAGCAACAATAATAGCATTCTTTTGTTTTTCTACAATACCACGGATTTCTTCACGGACTTCAGCATCTACTTCACCTGATACAAAAAAGACTTTCCGTCTTTCATGTGCCTTTTCCTTGATTAGATCATAGAGTATCTTGCCGTGCTTTTCTACAAACTGAAACAGGACTAGTGTATTCCCTTCCTGATCTAATGCTAGGTTTTGGATTAATCTATTGCGTTTGATATTACCCACTATATAGTCAATCTCATAGTGGTAATCCTTACTATTAACAATATCCTTAGAGACTTCATCAGGGTATTTTAGAGCAAGAATATTAATCTTTAGGTCTGCTAGTGTATCTTCATCCATAAGTTTTCGTGTAGTAGTAACTTTATATACTCTACCGAATAACCCTTCCAAAACAAGTTTGTGCGTCTGTGTGCCGTCTAGAGTTCCAGTAGTGCCTATTCTATACTCTGCCTCTCTTGACTTATTCATCAGTCCTGATAAAGACTTTGCTTTGAAGTTATGCACTTCATCACCAAAGATACAACCAAACTGTTCAAACCATGTAGAAGGTAACTTATAGATTGACTGCCATGTAGAAATGAATACTCTCTGTGGAATATTATTCTTAGGCATACCAGAGTAGATGCGGTGACAGACTTCTGCTGCTTCTAAACCATAGTTATCAAAGTCAGAGAACATCTGCTGAACAAGTGATGTAGTAGGAACAACAATAAGAACACGTTTGTTATAGTGTTCCAGATACCACATCATCAGAACATAGATGATAAGAGACTTACCTGAACCTGTAGGAGACAGCAGAATAGCACGTTTTGACCTTAGTGCCTGACAGATAGCATCAAACTGATAGTCTCTTACTTCAAAAGGTAAGTTCAGTTTCTGAATAAACTCATAGACTTCTTTAGGGTCTACTAATGATTTAGTATCAGGTGCGCCATACTGATTATCATATTCTACTTCTAATGTATAGTTTCTTGGTTTGATAAAGTCAGACAGATATTCCCAGAGACCAACAGGCAGTTCATTATTGCGGTTATTAAATAGTCTGGTCTTACCGTCCCATTTACCACTCTTATAAGCTGGCATGTATTTGTAACCCGGAGTTTCAAATGAGAAGTAATCTGTCAACTCATTTGAAACATGCGGTTCACACTGGATTTCTAGTGCAGAATAGTTTTTCTGTCTAACTACCAAATCT